GGCGTTCACGACTATTGGACTTGAGATTGTTACTTCAACTGTATTGTTGGAACTATATCCTTCTCCGTTATTAACAACAGTGACCGCAGTTACTAAACCATTCGCAACAGTCGCAACAGCTGTTGCAGTAAACCCACCTTGCCCTCTGACGGGGTTTCCTTCAGAATCCAAACCAGGTTTGATATCCACACCTTCAACAGTTGTTGAAGACGTCGTGTTAGCGAATAAGTTTGCGTCAATGAATTTGATGACTTTTGTTTTTCTTTGTGGTCCAAAATACCAACCTTTCATTGTAAACGTAAGAGTATACAATACACTTCTGCGAGTATCAAAATCTCCTTCGTAAATTTCTTCGGTTGTAACGCCATTCAAAATAATAGGAATGTCTATTGGATCAATATCAGGAATGAGCTTTACAGTTTGAGTAAAATCTGGTTGAAAGAATGGAATAATCTGTTCCATAATCTTTGCAGCATCTTCAGTATATTTTGTCATAATTGATAACTGAAAATCAAGATTATATGGTGCACCTACATATGTAAATCCGCGCTGACCTGTTTCTTCGGCATTTGTTCTCATAATCTTTCGAGTTTGCTGAACCTTACGTTCAGGGTCATATGACATACCCATAATCTCAAAAGACATACGAGGCAATGAAATTGCAGACTTACGATTTAAGTTTGGATCTTGTTGTAATCTTGAAAGGAATTTCTGTTGTGGACCATAATTAAGAGGCACAATCATATCTTGCACGACGGTCCCATCAGACTTTGCTCTTTCAATCTTAATCTGATTAAAGATTGTTCCAAAGACGGCTACGTATTTTCTTGTCGTTTCGTTATAAAAATAATTTGCTATTGCCATCTTAAGAATCCTGTATATCTATTACTTCACTGAACGGATCAATTTCACTGAAGTCAATAATATTGTCGCCTTCAGTTTCAAACTCAAGGTTATCGGCCATGGAATCAAGTGTCCCAAGTTGTGTAAGAGTTGTTGCACCGTCAAAGTTTTCTGATGCAGCAGCAAAGAATCCGTCAACGTTTTCGCGTCCTGTAGCGAAACGTTCTCCTGCATATTCAAACAATTCACACTTAATATCGTATACTTGTAAAGCACCAGTTTGATAGAATACTGATTCGTGCTCAACGTGAGTGATTACAAACATTTTAGAATTTAATGGGAAGAAGATAAGGTCGCCTTCTCTTGGGCGAACAATCTTTTGATCTTCTTTTGTGACAAATCTTTCAAAGGTTCGGATAGCAACAGAGAAGGTAACAGAGTCTCTGATTTCCAAACCAAACTTGGATAAGAAATCGCCTTCTCCTTCAAATCCTTCAACATTCTTTACATAACCTTCAAAGTCGTATGTGGTATCAAACAACCTTAAATCATTTTCGTTTAAAATTTCGTCAGTTGTCCCAGGCTGCAGCGATGCTGTTATGTAAATGAGATCAACGCCATAAATTTGAATTGACTCGATAACTAAATCGTCAATTAAATTTTGCTCGTAGATATTGTCATAGTTGCGAAAGAATACACTAGTTGCCATATCTTATCCAATAAAGTTATAAGTAAGAGGCTGTAAAGAGTTAATGGCTTCTTCTTCCATTCTTTGTCTCTCTTCTCTTGCCTCTTGCAATATTTGCTCTCCGTTAAATGTTACTCCACCAACCAATTGCATGTTGTTAAATTTGGTTAAGTTGGCGCCCCAATTTTCTTTCACAAGAACAGTTGCATAATTTTGTAACCAACGGTCTCCCCATACATCAGTATACGTTGAGGCATCAATTACGTCATAAGCTTCTACTACAATATAATTACCAACAACCATATTATCTTTGTCGGCATCAATGTATAATCTGTTTACGTGTTTATTATAACGGATAGGAACTCGACCTACAAGGATTTCTTGCATAAACTCAATATGCTGCATAGTCATATAATAGTTTTGAACATTGTAGTTCATAAGGTCGTCAAGATTATTCAGAACAAATTGATATGTCGTGTTAAACATACCCTGTCCTGTTGCAACGTTTGAGTTAAATCTGAAAATACCTTGAATACCGAGCAATCCTGTCGGTAATGTGATATATCCGTTGTCTTTATCGTCTTGTGTGATTTCGTGCTTAAGATAGACAAGCTGGCTGCCGTTATAATGATAATCGCGCCAAAAAGAAATCGCTTCATCAACGCGGTCTTCAACTTGCTCATCAGATACGTTAACCTGAATCACCGGCTGACCTAGTTTCCTAAGGATATAATCTTTAAATTCGGTTCTTGTTGTAGGTTGGGCCATGGTCAATCCTATTGTGATTTAATTCTTTATTGTATTTATAAAACACGATAGGACTGAAAAACTTAATCTCTTCGCTCAATATCCTCTTCGGATAACTCATCGCCCATCCATACTTCAATTACTTTGACGGGCACGTTTCCAACATTAGTTGCTTTATGCCATGTTTTTACTGGAATGTCAATGCTGTCACCGGTTTTATAAACTTTTGATGTAGAGTATTCATTGGCAAATTCAAGTTCCATTTTCAATTCACCATCTACGATATGCCAATGTTCCGAACGTATAAAATGCCTTTGGTCACTCAACGATTTACCTATATCAATAGAAAGTTCTTTTACTTTCCAATGCCCATTAGAATCAAGGTTTCGGTATTTACCCCAAAGACGTTGCGTTTCAGGTTTGTCCCAATTTTCGAGTAACCACGAAGAACTGTTTTTCTTATCAGTGCCACCTACGCCAAATTCAAACGTAACGTTATCACCACCGTGATCCATTTCAGGAATGTTAGCTTCATTACGGTCACCGCCATTCGCAAACACAATTGGTTTGTTTTCGCCAATATAATTTTTCACATAATCAATTGCGCCACGAGCAGATCCATCCGAATCATCAAATTCAAACGCGTGTCCGACGCATTTAATATTTTCAACAATTGCCTTGCGTTCTGACATAGGCATAAAGGGGCGACCTTTTTTACGTGTTAGCCATTCATCGGAATTGAGACCAACAAATAAGATCGTACCTAATTCTTTTGCTGCTTTAAAATATTCAATATGTCCTGAATGAAGTGGGTCAAATCCACCCGTTACAATAACTGCTTTCATCTGTTACTCTCCTTCATCATATATGTGTATGCAAAGTTAACACTGTCTTTTCCAATCATATTCTTTTTATTCTGAGCAATTTGCGGATGCAACCACCAATCTTCATAATTATCTTTTTCGTTAACCGCGACGTCAGGTACCACTAATACATAACCGATTTTTCTTAACAGATCTCGAGAAAAGTTTTTCAATTCATCTCCCCACCAACACGCGTTGTGTTGCACCTGTATAACAAAGAATTCGTGCTTACTCCAAGGCATCTTTTGTAATGCCGCAGCCGTTGCTCCTTCAGCATTAACACGTAAGAAATCAGTATGCTTTTCAACACAATTCATTTTGAAAAACAAATCATAATCAAGTTGTGCAGCATCAGCATTTAAGATTTGAGTTTTACGTTTACGAGAATGCTGATAACAGAATCTTTCATTATTATCAATGCTTATTCCTGTCCAATCAAAGGAATCTTCAAGTAAAGCTGTATTATTAAATGTGTATGGATCCCCAGATCCTATTTCAATAAACGTGCCATTTCTTTTACCATTAAGAGCTGATAAAACAAACATATCTTGATAATGGCGCGAATAGTTCTTTTTAACGTGTTCAATACCATTAAAAGGAAACTTATATGATTCAATATCTTCAGATGTAAACTGTAGTGTTGACGGATATCCAGATTGTTTTAACCAATTATTAATTAACTCTTCGTATTCTTGAGAATGCTTTGTCTTGTATTTAAAGTCAAATAGGTAATTCTTAGCTCTATCTGATCCTTCAACTTTCCATTTAGAAATAGCATATATGAATTTTAACTGCCATTCCCCTTCATATTCTAAATCGTCATCAACCTTTTCAAAGATTGGGCAATCCAAACCTTGTCGTGCCAACATATATGCTTCTTGCCAATTGTGGCGATCTGCCAACCATTTAGATAAAATGAAGTATGCCTCGGGTCTTTCAGGAAATGCGGTAACAGCGTGACGTAGAATACTTTTAACAGTTATGTCACGATTGCCTTCTCTATGATATATTAACGCCATTAGTATTAAAGCTTTATATTGAACGAAGTGTTCTTCAAAATTGTCTTCATTACTATTTTCAGCAGCACGCATATAAAAGGTTGCAGCTGCGGCACCTTGCTCAAGACGGTCATATTCCTTTGCAAGATTGTAAAGCTTAAATGGATTTTGGTGGTCTAATATAACCTCATTAAGTAATGCTTGAATCATTATTCACCCTTTAAGAAAGACATAAACACATCTTGCGGCATTCGCAAAATAAACGAACAGTTATCAACTACACCAAAAGAAATTAGAATATCATTGCCATAAAATGCAGCACCTACGGCAAACTCAACCGCATAGTCGACGCCTTTTACATTATCATATGCGTTTCCCATAAAATAGAAAGGCTGTGATCTGTGGACAATATTCCAATCGTTATCCCAAATTACAACGCGGTGCTGATAACTGCCATCTTTACGATTGAATGGATCTCGGAATAGACTTGTTTCATGGATAAATGCCATTCGCTGATTCTCGTTAATGCGCAAGACTTGAGATCCTCCACGCATATCAGGAGTAAAGTCATAAGTCTTTTCTTTATCGCATACGGCATCTTCACAAGTGCCATCGTTAATATCATACTTAACAACCTGAACAGGATTACACCATTTAACAAAATGAAATGGCATATCATTTACAGGCATCCAATTCTTTTCGCAATAACTGCCGTCTCCATTGGGAGCAGGAATTGGGTTACGTGATATCTCTTTCCATTCTCCATCTATAAATTCAATTTCAGCCATTTCCATTCGGCCTTTACCTTTATCGTCGTAACAGTCTCGACGAACGCCGCAAAGCCAAAGCTTATCATCCCAACTAAATAGACGGGCATCTTCAAGGCCAACAAAGTTCCATGTCGGTTTTGAATCTAATTCTGAAGTATTAACACGGCCTGCGTTAACAAGATTCATATTCTCATCAAGTTCGGCAATAATGTTAGTGGTTTTTAAGGCAACATCATTTTGCGGATGCACATATACCAACGGTCCCCATTCATGTGGGAACCTTTTTTGTTCGGAGTGATATAGGATATAATTGATATGCCGAATATTAACAAGAATCTTTCCGTTGTGTACAAACACAGAAGGATTCATTAATCCTTGTTCGTTACCGGTAACTTCTTTTGGCAATATGATAGGGTGAACAGAACCGCCTCGTTTGAGAGCATACGTTGTCAAACCACCCATATGCAGATCGTGCATTGGTCCTCCATAATAAAAGCATAATAAAGAAAGCTTTTAGTTGTTAAAAGCTCTCTTAGTAATTCCTAACTTTGCAATCTTGTTTGCGATCGTATTGTTAATTCGTTCCATTTCGCCATCGGTAATCGTTGCTTCCAACCAATCAACAATATTACTTGATGTAACATCTTCATAAGTAATAAATGAAGCGGCTGAAGTTGATGCAGGATCTAAAGCAGTAGTACCAACATAAACAGCAGAGTCGCCACTTATATTGGTACCAATTTTTTTCCATGTCACCTCGACGATCGCATCTTCTAAAACTTCGTTTTCATTATTGACAGCATTCTTTGTGCCAACTTCAACGATCTTCCAAGTATAAGTCATAGACATGGCAATTTACCTTTATTCGCTACCGGTTGCTGCTTCAGGAGTCGGAGTCGGCGTAGTATTTGCCTCAGGTTCAGGCGCCCAAGGAAGCGATTGGTTTTCAATTTCGCTTTCTTCTTGTTGCCCAATATCTTTAGCTAATACTTCGTTGATGTGATCCATATAACCGTTTGGTCCTTCAACGATTCCACGAATCCAACCGATTACCTGATCTTCAGTT